CTGTACGGCCTCGATCCCTGACAAGTCGGGCGCTTCTACCTTGCCTTGCTTTTCGAGGATCATTCGGACGCCTTCGCCTTTCGCGTCCTGAGCCATATCCGTGGCCCAGATGAACTTGCGCCGAAATTCTGGATCGAAATCACTCATGCTTTCACCTCGACGATCTTAGCGACGAACAGCAGAGCTTCTTCACCGCAGATGCCGTGTCGGTGACGGTTGATGTCGCAGAACCCCGCGATAGGTGCGCCGGTAACGACGTTGAACTTGCCGCCCGCCGCGCAGCGGCTGAACTGTTCCGGTGACTGAAATGAATGCTCTGGGGGGCTGTAATGCGTGCAGTTAATGCACAGTTTGATGGGTGATGACATTCTAGGAACTCCCTATTTGCACTGCGAATTGCAGTGATGTAATTAGAACTTTAGAAGATGATTCTGTGGTTGTAATTACACAACAATCGGAATTTAGTGGCGGTTCTGCCACAGATAGATAGCCCTCTGTCTAACAATCTCAGCGTGTGATTTGCCGCTTGAGGCGGCCAGCGCTATCAGGGCACCGGCCATCTTCGCCGGATGATCGTGCATGAGTAGATCTACAGCATCTCGCTCTATCTGGGCCTCAGGACATAGCTCGCAAACTAGTCGGCCAGTTAGTAGCATCACGCGCCTATCTGAAACCTGGCATGTACATTCTTGATCTACTTGCATATCGGGTATCTATATCTGATGTCTATATCTGTAGTGTATGACACCGCTAGATCCCTTTGGTGAGGAGGACTTAGCCATAGCAAGAGCATCCCCGCTATACGCTAGAGTCCTTCACATATCCCTCCGGAGCCGGATATGACCCGCCAGCCGTTCGTGCCTGGGGTGCTAGCTTCGCCGCCCCGCCCGGTATCTCAGCACTCGTCCCAACAGTCCCGGTGTCCCCTAGCCCCTGCCGGTTACCTCCCAACAAGCTAGGCGGTCGCGTGAGACAACAAAAAAGGCTCAAGAATGGCCTCGGTTGAGTCCCCTAATTTGGGGCGAGACCATACTTGAACCTTCTGCCGACTCAACTCGACAGGCCGATATTGCATCAGCCTGTCGAGTGTGTCAAGCCTCACCAATTCCTGACCTTGACCTCCCATTGTTCGTCAGCCGGTCGATCATCGTCATGCGTGACGAAAGCCTCGCAGGGAGAATGATCGTCGCGGGTTTCGTTTTCCGCCCATGTAGCAAATTCGACAGCTTGTTTTTTTGTCGGGAAGTAATTCCACTTCACCCCGAAACAGGGGAGCATATCGCGATTAAATTGCATATCAGCCTCCGATTAATGAGTGAATCCAGATCAGGAAAATAACAACAAGCATGATCGCGCACAGCGCGAATATCAGGCCATCGACTGTGATGCGCGGGAATTCGATACCCGGCTGCGTGTCGAAACCAGGATTCAACGCACGCTGTACTCGCTGGGCGTCCTGATCGAGTGTAGGACGCTTACGGGGATCGTAGGCGCTGCCGATTACGGGCTTGGTCATGATTGCCTCCAATCGTTCTGATCGAACCAGACACTAACACCGCCGTCGATACTTCTAAAATAAACGATTTGATTGTCGACCCAGTAATCGGCAATATTGCCTGATTGTTTTTCTTTTTTTGCGTGTTCAATAGCTTTTAGCAAATTCATGTGGAAACATCCTCAGTAAGGTGCCGGTTCTACCGGCTCGGGTTGTGTCGGAATAGGGTAGCGCAGCCGACCGAATGGCCAGCTTGCGTCATCTTTAAATTGCCAGTTCATGCAGCGATTTCGAGGGGCTCAGCTTTGACGGTTTCGACCGTCGGCGCGACGCTGTATCCGGCGCGGAACAGTTCAACGGCGCGAGCGTCCTGCTCCGCGGTCAGCGTGAGCCTGCGGGCGCCGCCGCCGTCGGCATACAGCGTCACTTCGCGGGCATCAATCAGAAACCATCCGGTCGAGCGGCGCTCGATGGTCACCGACGTGCCGCTGCGCGCGTACTTGTAAGCATTCGCGACTTTTCCGCCGCTTTTCGCCTGGAGCTTTGCGCCAACTGCGGCTTTCTGCGAGCCGACCAGATCAATCAGTCGCTTTTCGGCTGCGGATGCGAGCGCTGCAATCTCGCCGTAAGTCGTGAAAGTGTGCGTGACGGCTTTGCCGTTGACGCTCGCCAGAATTGCGACGATTGCGTCTTTGTTTTTGTCAGTAATGCGCGTGGCTTTGATCATGTCGCTGCTCCCGTGTTGTTTAGGTTTGGACCCAATGCGGCCCCGTCAGCCCCAGGTGAGCTGACGGTGCGGCATTGAGTTACTCGCTGTCTTGAAAAGTGACCAAGGCGCCGTTAGCGCTAAACAAACCGTGCTCAATGATCAGATCTGAAGCGTGGCAATGCGCGGTGTTCAACACTTTGCGGGCGATGTCGTGGCTGCTACCGGCGGGCCACCGCGCGGCCGGTTGGTCAAGGATTCCATTTGCCCAAGTAATCTGGCCAAGCAAATAGTTTCGATATTCTTTCGGCGTGCAGCCGGATTCTGCGAATGTCTTAACGGTCATGGTAGGGAACTCCCAAGTAGATACCGGTAGCGATCCGGCAAGCTCATCAGTGTGGTAGCGAACCGCAGACCGGCCTAAGCCGGTTTCGCATGTTAGATAATGAATTCGGGGTGAGTGTGCACGTTCAATTCATGCGCCAATGCAAGGATCGCCGTCCTTGAACGTTTTGTCATAGCGCAGCGAATCAGCGCAGACAGACTGCGTGCGGCAGCGCCGTGATAGCCGACTGATACCAGAATGCGAGCTTTGTTTGCTTCGCGAATTTCAGACTTGTTCATGCTGGAAACCTCCGTTGAATGACACATCAACGCGATGTGTTAGAGAGAGGTTGACACAGATAGAATGAGAACGCAACCGCTCTATACAGATATATCTTAAAAAATGAAACGATAGAGGAAAGGATATAAATAGACAGAGGACACCGCTCGGGGTCATGACAATCTGGGGGGGACGGCAACCGCCCGTCCGCTCGCTGCGCGTCGCTCCTTACATATGTGGTCTATATATATGTGTATAGAGGACAGTAGATAGACTATCTACTAGGGGCTCACCCGATTGGGGTCTGGCTACCCTCGCCTTACCTTATATGTGGCAGTGCCCTATACGCGATCCTAGTGCGTTCTAGACGCATCCGGGCATGGGTGGCTAGGCTGATCGGTCGGTGATCGGCGCAAGGCGGCATGGCCCTATGCGATGGGACGGAGGGGGCGTGTGTGCGAGCACCCCAACAGGCTCCCCCCCAAAGAAAAAATCATTTATGCTGTTGTTTCTCTGCCTCTCCTCCCCCTGTATGGGTTGACCCGTCTGTGTACGGGTCTTTTTTTGTGTGTACACTCAGATGATTTAGTGAGGTGTAGATGCAAGCGTTAGAGATAGAGAAGGAAGTGCCTACCCCGAAAGAGCGGGTTGTGTACAAGTACCCGTACGACGACATGCAGATCGGGGACAGCTTCACGGTGCCTGTAAGTCACAAGGCGAATGTGATGAACGCTAACCACCGTGCTGGCAAGCGTCTGGCCCGGAGGTTTATGGCCCGTACAGAGGGCGAGTACGTACGTGTGTGGAGAATCAGATGAGCATGACCACAGCGGTGGTGATCGTCACCAGCGGGCGAGCGGAGCTTGAGAACGCTGTTCTGAGTGTTCGACAACAGACACGGCCTGTAGACCGGACGTATATCGTCACAGACGGCGTAATGTCATTCCAGCAGTATTGCGATCTCCGGGATGATTACGCTTCTGCAAGCTGCTCTGTCAGTTATTGGGATGGGAAGATCGGTGGTGCTGGCCTGGAAGGCCGACGGCTATTTGCAGCGGCACCCGGTCTGGTGAATGAAGACATCCTGTTTATGCTGCCTGACGATGATTGGTTTGCAGACACCCACGTACACGACCTTGCACGCATCATTGAGGACGGTAACGACTGGGCGTACAGCCTGATGAAGGTGTACGACAAGGATGGCGAGTTTCTGTTCGACGACATCTGTGAGTGTCTGGGAGAAGAGCATCCTGCGTACAACACTGGGGTGAACTTCGCCCCTACAGGCTCTATAGCGATGAAGACGCCGCTGTACGCAAATATCGCGTCTGTGTACAACAGCCGTGATTGGGGGCCAGACAGACTGTTCTACGACACTGCAAAGCGGATGTATCCCAAGTTCCGGGGCAGCAAGAATCACACGAACTGTTTCCGGCTAGGCGGTAACGAAGGATCGTCTACTGCTGACTTCTTCCTGCAAGGCAACAAACTTATGCGCGAGCATTACGGCAATAAGATGCCGTGGCAGAAATGAACTTTAATCTTAAACAGTTTTATAATTTCTGTTCTCAATTAAAGATTGAGACAAAAGAACATGGTCTGAAGAAGATGGATAATCTTCTGGGCACTCAGACATATGTGATGGATGAGATCGCAAAGGGTCTGGCAGATGATGTACATTTTTTTGTTATTCTTAAAGGAAGGCAGTTGGGTATCACTACCATCAGTCTTGCTCTGGACTTATATTGGCATTTCATCAATAGTGGTTTACAAGGTACTCTAACTACAGATACAGAAGAAAATAGGGAGATGTTCAGATCTACTCTTTCCATGTATATGGAAGGACTCCCTAAGGAATACCGTATCCCGCTGATAGCGCACAACAGAAACCAGTTATCTCTGAAGAACAGATCCAGACTGTTTTATCAGGTCGCAGGATTGCGTGCCAAGGGGTCTCTGGGGCGCGGTAAGGCGATCACGTACCTTCACGGGACTGAGACATCATCTTGGGGTGACGAAGAGGGCCTAGCCTCTTTGCTGGCTTCTCTTGCAGAGACCAACCCTAACCGCCTGTACATCTTTGAGAGTACTGCTCGCGGTTTTAATATGTTCCACGATATGTACGTCACCGCAAAGAAGGCACGCAGCCAGCGGGCCATATTCTGCGGATGGTGGCGTAACCAACTCTATTCCGTAGACGGCGATACCAATATCTACAAAGTATATTGGGATGGCAAACTCACTCCTGAAGAAAAGGAATGGGTAAAAGAAATAAAGAAATTATACGGCGTAGAAATAAATAGCCGTCAAATTGCGTGGTGGCGCTGGAAGCTTCACGAAGGTATTAAAGACGAAGCACTGATGTACCAGGAGTTCCCGCCGACTGAAGACTACGCTTTCATTATGTCCGGTACTTCTTACTTCAGTACTGTCAGATGTACCGAGGCTGCAAAGCAATCCAAGAAAGCAGACCCGGAATACTTCCGGTATTCGTTTGGGGCATTCTTCCAAGACACTAACGTGCTGCGAAGCACTGCTCGCCTTGCAAGCCTGATCATCTACGAACAGCCGGTAGACACAGCCTATTA